CAACAGTTGAAGTTAGCGCCCACTAGCGAAGTGGGCGCTAACTTCAACTGTTGTTACCCGACCTGCCCGACCTGCCCGACCTGCCCGACCTGCCCGACCTGCCTGACCTGCCTGACCTGCCTGACCTGCCTGACCTGCCTGACCAAAAGAAAAAGCCCGATCAAGTCGGGCTTTGAGTTTGTCGGACTGCTGACGGCTATTTGCGTTTCAAGCCCGTCAGCACCATCAATATCGCCATGACTAGAAGCATACTCATAACCATTCGCCCACGATGCTAGACGCCTCTTGACCATTCAACACAAGATGGTCGATCAAGCTTACATCCATCATTCGCAACCACGGCACAAGCCGATTGGTCATGTTCACGTCCTGCGACGATGGGGTATTGTCGCCACTAGGATGATTGTGTGCCAGCAGGACTGCTGACGCACCATGCTGCACGATGAAAGCTGCGAGTATCCTCGGACTGACTTCACATTGCGCTGCTTTGCCTTGCGGGAATTGCTCAATCGCAATCAATCTACCTTGCGCGTCAATCAGGACGGCTGTGGCGACTTCAAAACGCAGTGAACCATACTCTGCCACTAGTGAATCCGTTAGCGCCTCTCGCGCTTTCCTGCACTCGGCCCGGTCGGCTTTCGTTCGGGTTTGTGTTGTCGGGAAAAGCCCCTCACGGCTTTTCAGTCGATTAACTCCGTCCGATAAGACCATTCTCGCCGCTGCGATTAGGTCTTCCTCGTCTTGCGAAAATATTCCGTCCATTATTTGACCCCTTTGATTGATTGCAGCAGTTCGACCGTGGATTTAATCCAATCAACTGCACTCGCTTCATCGCAGATTGACGCAGGCACATAGATATTCGTCAATCCTGCAACAGCGGGAATCACACGTTCTGCGTCAACGTGATTGCCGAGTGACGTGTCGCAGCGTTTACCTTCATCGTCAGCAGCCCGAGCAATTGCAGCAAAGCCGACCGTGCGAAAAAAACCTGTGAGACACAACGTCGCAGCCAGTAGTCCACGGTCAGCAGTCACGCCTCTCGCCTTCACTACGCACTCAACGCCGACAACATGACTACCGCGATAGCCGTCAAGATAATCACGAACTGCCCATGCTGCGACAATCTCGGTGGAGTATCCCGCTTTCGTCATTATCTCCGACAGCGTGACTCCGGCAATACCACGCCATTGCAGAACATCGTGCGAACTGTTGCAATTGCCGGCAATATCGACAATGACTTTTAGTGCCGAAACACCTTTCTTGATCAAACGCTGACGGCTTGACCATGCCCGGCTTGTATCTCCACGATTGACGGCATGGATATCCAATTCATCGCCTGACATGCCGCGCACAAGCTTCCGACCAATGCCCACGGCTTTCGGAAGCTTACTGACCATGTGCGCTTGCATTGCATCAATCTTCGCCTCGCCTTCCGGGAAGCCGACCATCATGGCGTTCATGACTGCAACAGCACCACCGTTCATGCCATACCAGTCCGCACTACGGTTCCCCGTTTCGCAATAATTTTTGATCTGTCTTGCGTGTTGTTCGCGCTTGCAAGGCAAACCGACCATAGCGCGAATGGCGCTGACCGACTCATAACGTACCAATTTAGTCGTCATGATGATCAACCTGCAACAGTGACGCGGGATACTTCGTCTTTCGACCAACCAATCAGGCAATCTTCGCAGGCTTCTTTCGCAGGAATACCGACACGCAATGCAGCAGCAAGTCGCTGCGCCATTCTCGGCCCTGCAATCTTGCCAAGCTTGAGTTTAGTAGTCCGTTCGATAACAGTCATGCACCAATCACGCGCTAGCATCATATTTTCGACGCTGGCGGGCGCGACGGGCGACCATGCCGCCGACTTACGCTTCGCCTTACCATCTTCTGACCCAAACAATCCATGTACGTAGCTCAGATCATAGTCAATGATTACCGGATAGAAACGATCAGTTGTCGCAGCGTCAAGCGGTTGACGCGCTGTGTAGGCTTCCGAAGCTTCCCCGCCAAACGTATTAACGCCCGCAACAATGATCGAATCAGCATGACGAATTACTACAGGGTCAATCAGTTTGTGCGGAATTGTGATAAACCCATTTGCCAATATCGACTGCAACAACATCAATGTATTCGAGTCGCCAGCATCGGCCTCATCAAGCAGAAACACGGAAGGCTTTTGCAGGCAATCAACAAATGGTGCAGGTACGTAGTCAAATTTGCCCTTCTTGCCGATAGGCAGCAGCCAACCTGACAATTGCGATTCAGACATGCCTTGAGTGCAGGACACCGACGAAAATGGCACAGCAAGCAGTTGCGACAGTTGCTGCGCAATCATCGTTTTTCCGCTTCCCGCCGGCCCGACTAGCATCACGTTTTGTCTTGCCTTCGCAGCCAGTAACCAGACCTTCCGCAACATACGATGTGGCAATTTGATCCCGCTTGCCTTCAATAGTGCTTTCCATTCTGCGTCCAGCGAAAATTTGTCTTCCGGTTCTGGTTCTTCGTCCTGCTCGCCTTGTGAGCCCTGCTGGCCGTCCTGACCTGCTGACGGCCGATCGTCGCCCTGCTGGCCGTCCTGACCTGCTGACGGCTGATCGTCGCCCTGCTGGCCGTCCTGACCTGCTGACGGCTGATCGTCGCCCTGCTGGCCGTCCTGACCTGCTGACGGCCGATCGTCGCCCTGCTGGCCGTCCTGACCTGCTGACGGCCGATCGTCGCCCTGCTGGCCGTCCTGACCTGCTGACGGCTGATCGTCGCCCTGCGATTGTGGAGCACTATCGGGTTGACTGCTCGATTCGCTCCCACCTGCCTGCAATTGTTGAGCTACATACAAGGCAAGCTGAAGGATAGGCGCGCGAGCCTCATCGCCTCGCCAACCGTATCCCCGTGCGATTTGTGAAAGCTCTTTCTTGTTCGATGTTGCAATCAATTCTTTTGCGGTTTCGATGATGGAAGGCATGATTTTGTTTCCTTTACAGTTAGTGGACTAATGGATTCATGGATTGTGAAGCGACTGCAAATCAGATTTTGGGACATGAAACGGCAACTGTCAAGAAATGATTTGCACCATAGAGTGCGACAAATGCAGTAGACGTCAGGGTGTCCTTCAAAATGATGCAAAGAATTCCTTAACGTTGTTTTAATGCTAATCAATTGATTATTAAGGTGAATTAGCTCTCTCTAATATAGGGTCAAATTACGTTTATAGCGCGCATGCTGTTCTAGCCACACAAGAATTCCTTTACGGTTTCAACAGTTGAGACCGCTTTCCTTTACATCGTCATGTTGAAGCTTTTGAACTACTCGGACTGCTGACCTACTCTGACTGCTGACCCGTTGTCGCGCCGACCCGTTGTCATGTTTTCCTTTGCGCTGACCTGCTGACCTGACTGTGCGCTGACCTGCTGACCTGACTGTGCGCTGACCTGCTGACCTGACTGTGCGCTGACCTGCTGACCTGACTGAGCGCTCACCCCTGGGGGGTGTGGGTATCCGCCACCCGGCACTGGTCTTGCCAACCCCCCACCCGCCATTTTTTTAATTTTTTGAAAAGTGACTACTCACTTTCCTTTACACTTTCCAACAGTCAGTCAGCACTTACATTCCCCATTCCCCCTGTGCTACACTCACTCGCATGGATACAGACCAGATACCTAGCTGGCTTTGCCCAGTGACCCTTGAAGCACCTGCACCACTCGAACTCCCAAACGATCCTCGTTTCCCGATGACGAAGGAGAAGAGGGAACTGCGCCGACTTGAACTGGAAGGGATGTTCTATCGCGCACTGCCCGTTATCTCCAGTGGTGGGTCGATCATGGAATTCCTAAGACGGCAGAAACCTCCAGCGCAATTCGATGAGTTTCATCAGTTCGTCCGTAAAGACCCTGATCGTCTGAAACAGTACAGCGAAGCTGAAGAGATTGGGGCTGAATACCTCGTCGCAGAGATGATTCCCATCGCAGATGGCGATCCTGCGTTCTCGTCGTATGAGGAGGATGTGAATATTCGTCGATTGCGGATTGACGCAAGGAAATGGAAAGTCGAAAAGTGGTTCCGTAAGAAGTACGGGGACAAAACGACCATCGACGTGACCTCGAACACGACGATCACGTTGCAGACCCTCGTAGATCAGCGGCGGGAAAAGATGCTCAACATGCTCAAACAGGAACAGTTGTCACAGAACATTCTGGATGGGGAGTCAGTCCATGTCGATTGATGCGAATCGTCCAGTTCTGGATTGGATGATGTCGCCCGACATGTATTTCAGTCCCTACCAGTTCGCACTCAGTGCGTACAACTGGGGGAAGGGTGATTTGGCAGATCATCCAGGGCCGCGAAGGTGGCAGCGGGAGATCATGCAGGACATTGAGAAGTACCTGCGGGAGGGGTTGAGCCTTCAACAGTCGTTGAACATCCTGCCGGACTATTACCGGAGGGCGATGGCGTCGGGCAGAGGCCCTGGTAAGTCGGCGCTGGTGGGGATGCTGGCTCATTGGTTTTTATCGACCAGAATTGGCAGTTCGACGTGGGTGGCGGCGAATGGCAAGCCGCAGTTGGAGACTAAGACATTCCCCGAGATCAGTAAGTGGGTGGCGCGGGGGATTAACTCGAACTTCTTCGAGACTAATGCCACGACAATCAGACCGGCGAAGTGGTTTGCCGACTACATTGAGTCGCCCCAGGGGATGAACAAATCGACCAGGTACTACTACATTAGCGGTCAGTTGTGGTCGAGAGAGACACCTGATGCGTTCGCAGGGGCGCACAACTACGACGGCGAGTTTGCGATCTTCGACGAGGCGAGTGGCATCCCTGATGAGATATGGGGGGTGCAGGAGGGGGTTTTCACTGAGAACATCATCGACCGGCTATGGTTGGCGTTCTCGAACCCTCGTAAGAACTCCGGGGCGTTCTTTGAGTGTTTCAACAAGAACAGGGAACGGTGGAGAACGACTCAACTTGACAGTCGAACTGTTGAGGGGATCAGTCAGTCCGTGTTTGAGAGCATCATCGAACAGAACGGTGAGGACAGTGACGAGGCCAGGGTTGAGGTTTATGGACAGTTCCCATCAGTGGGTGACAACCAGTTCATCGGTACGAAGGTAGTCGAGGAAGCGGTGAAGCGTGAGAAGTACAACGATGATGATGCGGCGCTGGTGTTGGGGGTGGACGTAGCGCGGTTTGGGGCTGACAAGACCTGCTTGGTGATCCGACGAGGGCGTGATCTGGTTAGTGTCTCCAAGTACAGCGGTCTGGACACTATGTCGGTCGTTGGTAAGGTCATTGAAGCGATGGAGAAGTGGAAGCCGGACATGACGGTGGTGGATGAGGGTGGATTGGGCAGTGGCGTGGTGGATAGGTTGCTGGAGCAGCGTTACAAGGTCAAGGGGGTCAATTTCGGCTGGAAAGCGAACTCGATTGCATACTTCAACAAGCGGGCAGAGATGTGGGGAGAGATGCGCGAGTGGTTGAAGAAGGCCAGCATCGGCACAGTTGGTGCGAACGGCAAGCAGGACGATCGGTATTTGACCTCCGAACTGTGCGGGCCTGAGTACAAGGTGACGAGCAGCGGCGCGATTCAGTTGGAGTCGAAGGATGATATGAAGAAGCGCGGTGTAGCGAGTCCTGATGTGGCAGATGCCCTGTGTCTGACCTTCGCTTACCCCGTTGCGAACAAGGCCACTAGCAAAGTGCTGAAAGATAGGGTAGCATCCCGCTCACGAAGTAACCGCTCACTATCCGTTGGATCGTGGATGAACTGAGGAGAAGATCATGGGTTGTGGCAAAAAGTACGGGCGTAAGCCGCCTCCGAAGAAGTGAGAGATGACATCGCTGGCTGACCTGTTGAGTTGGATGGATAACAAGCGCCGCGTTGTCGGGCGGAATCTATCCGATCTTGTGCAGAACCCGGCAGCCGTGGTGGATCAGTGGGACGATCAGGCAAAGGGATTCAACCGGAACACCGAGCCGGTAATCCAAGGCGACCAGCTATCGAACCGCCCGATGACCGAAGACCAGATCAGGCAGAAATACACCGACCTTGCGCTGAATGCCCCGATGGGCGCAATGACCGCATGGCACGGTTCCCCGCACAAGTTCGATAAGTTCAGCCTAGACAGGATTGGAACGGGCGAAGGGGCGCAGGCTTACGGGCATGGGCTGTATTTGGCTGAGTCGCCGGAAGTGGCTAAGAGTTACGCTGAGAATTTAGCGAACAGAAGTGTATCCCCTTCGGATTTAGTGTCTATCAACGGAAAGTCGCTTAAAGAAGTGATGGCTTCTGCTCCACCGATGGCAAGAGCAAAAGTAACAAGCCATATCGTTAACGCAGGTGGTGATGTTGCTTTAGCGCAAAAAACTTTAGATGAATTTGTAGAAAAGTGGAAAGATAAGGCAACCTTGAATGGGCAATCTGATTTAGCTTACGCTCAACAATGGATGAAGCAATTAGCCGATCGGAACATTACTTTTAAGCCAAAACCGGCTGGAGAACTCTACAAAACCGACATCCCCGACGAAGCAGTAGCCCGCTTTCTGGATTGGGATAAGCCGCTGAGTCAGCAAGCGGAGGCGATGAGCGTATTCCGCAACGCCGGGGTAGATGTGGATAAGGAAATGCTGTCCAATCTCGGAGAGATTATCAAGAAGCAAAAAGGACTCCCATACGCTAGTTCTCCACCAGATATTCAGGGGATCATGGGAAGATTGGTCAAGAAACTTGGGAGCAAAGATGCCGCTAATGAATACTTGGTGCAGAAAGGCATCCCCGGCATCCGCTACCTAGACGGCGGCTCACGCTCTGCCGGTCAAGGTTCAAGCAACTTCGTCGCCTTCGACCCCGAAATGATCCGCATCCTTGAGCGCAACGGGCAGGCGACCGGACTACAACCGTGGCAACCGGGTGAATACCGACCAATGAGCGACCTAATAACCCCAAGGACAGACTGATATGGCAACTCCAATTACAGATGAAGCGTCCGAAGAAAAGGACGAAGAGAAGGTCGATCCGCTCCATGAGATGCGGGAACGCTTCAAACTCGCAGAGGAATACTGGAGCGATGACCGCAAGAACGCGCTAGACGACATCAAGTTCCGTGGTGGTGAGCAGTGGCCCACCGATGTCAAAGAACAGCGCACCAAGGACAAACGCCCCTGTCTGACCGTTGATAAGCTGAATCAGTACATCCGGCAGATTGTCAATGATGGTCGGCAGAACCGTCCCGCCATCAAGGTATCCCCTGTCGATGGCGGTGCAGACGTAGCCACAGCCGAGATATTCGCCGGCATCGTCAAGCACATTGAGAGCCGCAGTAACGCCGATGCTGCTTACGATACGGCTCTCGACAGTTCAGCCACAGGTGGTTTCGGATACTTCACAGTCGGCACCGAGTACGTGGGCGACGAGACATTCGACCAGGAGATTCAGATCAGGCGGGTACGTAACCCGATGTCGGTGATTATCGACCCCGACAGCGTTGAAGCTGACGGCAGCGACATGAAGTTCGCGTTCATTCTCGAAGACATGGACAAGGATGTATTCGAGAAGAAGTACCCCAACAAGACCCCTGCCAACTGGGAAGCCCTTGACTGTGCCGATTGGTACGGTGAGAAGGTACGTGTGGCACGGTATTGGGAAGTCAAGGAAGAAGATCGCACCCTGTACCAGATGGTCGATAACACGGTCATCTCAAAGGCCCGATACGAAGAACTGAAAGACGTGGGTATCGAGATTGACTCGATGGTCAAGCAGACCAGAAACATCCCTGTCAGGAAGGTGTTTCACTCGTTGGTGTCGGGCAAGGAGTACCTTGAGGAACCCGTCGAATGGGTGGGAAAGTACATCCCCGTCTGCGTGGTGTGGGGTAACGAGATCGACATTGAGGGCAAGGTGTCCCACTCGGGTATCGTTCGCCCTGCCAAGGACGCTCAGAGGCTCTACAACTACTCCCGGTCAGCGTTTGCAGAGAGGGTAGCACTCACTCCGAAAGCACCGTGGCTGGCCGCTGAAGGTCAGGTCGAAGATTATGAGGACGAGTGGAACACGGCTAACACCGTGAATCACTCGGTGCTGCGTTACAAGCCGACAGCATTGAACGGGCAACCCGTCCCTCCCCCGAGTCGCATCAGCCCGTCTGACGTGCCTGCCGGCTTCCAGCAGGACATGCAGATCAGTGAGCATGACATCCAAGGTGCTATCGGCATGTACGCGGCCAGCCTGGGTGCGCCGAGTAACGAGCGCAGCGGCAAGGCGATCATGGCCCGTCAGCGCGAGGGTGACACCGGCACGTTCCACTATCACGACAATCTGAACCGCGCCATACGTCACTGTGGTCGGATCATTGTCGATCTGATCCCGAAGATATACGACAGCAACCGCGTCGTGCGGATCATGGGCTACGACGGATCGACCTCTGAGGCGTCCATCAATCCGACCATCCAGACTGCCAGCCAGAAGCAGGGGATGCAGATGATGTACAACCTTGGTGTCGGTACTTACGATGTCACGGTCACATCCGGCCCGAGTTACAACACGCTGCGTCAGGAGGCCAACGAGAGCATGGACATGGCGATTCAAGCCAATCCTGACCTGATGTCGATCATTGGTGACTTGGTGTTCAAGCACAAAGATTGGCCGGGAGCCGACGAGATCAGCAAACGGCTCCACTTGGCACTGCCGCCAGCGATCCTACAAGCGGAACAGCAGGCGTCACAAGACAAGATGCCGCCTGAGATGCAGCAGGCTGTCCAACAGTTCAACGTGGCGATTCAGCAGAAAGACCAGATGTTGCAACAAGCCGGCCAGCAGATTCAGCAGATGACGGCTGAGATGGAGAAGTTGAAGATCGACAAGCAGAAGGCCGATCTACGCACTCAGGAGTTCGAGGTCGATGGTGCGCGTGAGATGCTCCAGAAGGATTACGAGTTGATCCAAGAGAAGATGCGAAATCAGGAGATTCTTCAAGAAACCCGCGTCAAAGAGTTCCTTGCCGAGACTGCAAGGATAAAGGTCGAAGAAGATGCCGCCATCAAACGTCAATCTCTTGAGTTGGACGAGGACATCGCAATCGCAGACCACCATTCGGCGCATATGGACAGGATGATGCAGAATTCGCAGGAAAGCCAACGTCAAGCTGATTGACGGACACCACCAGGAGTTGAACGAACATGGAAATTGAACAAGAATTTGTAGTCGATGAAGGTCAGGCCGCTGTTGTCGATACACAGACTGCTGACCCCGTAGTTGAAACCACTACAGAGGAAGCGCCCAAGGTTGAGAAGGTCGAAGACCCGATCCCGAAGGGTGTTCAGAAGCGGATCGACAGGGCCGTTCGCCAGAAATATGAGGCGGAAGCACGGTCGAAGATGCTTGAGGAACGCGTCGCGTCGATGGAGCAGCGACAGTACGCTCAACAACCTCAACAGAGAGTGCTTGACAACTCCGAGCCAAAGATAGAGAATTTCGACAACTTCGATCAGTATGTTGCGGCAAAGGCGGAATACATTGCCAAGAAACAGATTGAGTCAACGCTGACGGCCCGTGAAAGGGCGCAAGCGGAACACCGCGAAGCGACGGAGCGCACAAAGACCGTTGATAGTTGGAACAAGCGAATTGCAGCAGCCACGGCAGAGATGCCGGATTTCGAGGAAGTCTTGGCGTCCAGTGACGTACCGATGACTCCTCCGATGCGGCAGGCAATCATGGAAAGCGACATTGGGCCGAAGTTGGCGTACTACCTTGCCAACAACCCAGAGGAAGCTGAAAAGATTGCCGGCATGAGTCCCATAGGGGCTATTCGCACACTCGGTCGAATCGAGGAACGGCTTTCCAACTCAAAGCC